GCAGGTGGGGCGCGGTGCACCGGGCAGTAGCCAGATGCAGCCCCGCTCATCCCCTCGTTGCGCTTTCACTATTCCACAGGCACACATTACATTTTGGACGAGCATCCTAAGCTGCACTACAGAACGCGGGGATACAAGGGTCCCCCCGCA